CAGGGTTATCATATTGCGACTCGGCGGGAGGTTGGGGAGCTTGATTCATTATCTGGATCAACTGCTCGATGGCCGATGTGTTTTCCTGAGTGTTCTTGGCAATGGGCTCGATGGCCTGACCCACCTCTTGAAGGACGGAGCCTTTGATCTCCTCGGCAATGGCCACCATCTGCTCGGCTTGCTGGTCGGGGCTCTGCCCCTCGTTAACTTTCTGTAGTTTGAAATCCTTCGGAAGGCCGAGCATCTGGCCCACGCGGTTGACCACATCAAGCATCTGGTCGATGCCGACGCTCTGGCGTATCTCTGGGTCGTTGCCAACAATCTGGTAGAACTGCGTTAGAGCAGCAGCCATTGCATTGTCAGAAACCCTGTCCAAGCTATCGCGGTAAGAACCAAGGCTTTCAAGAGCAAGTGCGCTCTTTTGTCCTCGTACCTTAACTGCGCCAGAACGATCCTCATCTTTCTCAGTGACGGTGAAACCCAAGGAGTGAAGAGCATCCAGAGTATATTGAGAATTAATGTTCGCATAAATCTCATCTTCCCCATAAGCCATGAGCCCACGGTAAAGTTGTTCCTTCCAAGCATTGATTGCGTCATCCACGCCCGTCGCTGTAAAGGCGAGTCGAGTTGTCGTGGTTGTGGCGACCGTTCGCACCTCCTCTGCCGTCTGCTCGTGGCTTGCCACCTGAGCGATTTCCTGAGCGGAGATAACGAGTAACCTCTCCAGCATGTCGATGACCTGCCGCATGGCCCCGACAATTCCGTTTGTGTCGAGAGTGGAGAACCGAACCGAGTTGAATGCTTCCCGTACATCAGATTGAGCGAACTTGTTCTGTCTTGAGCTAAAGGGCATGAAGTTCAGGCCCCTGAAGATTTTCTCACCCCAGTTCTGCAACTGATCAATCATGCTCTTAGGAACCTGATCTGAGTCCACGAATGTGATGTTTGCTAAATTCTGTTTAACTGACAACAGGTACTGGGATAGCAGGTTCCCGATCTGATCCTGAAATGGGATAACCTCAAGGCTTAGTGAAGCATTCATTGACCGCCCCTCGTGCGGGTCATACGCATAGTAGACCACAGGGCAGTACGGCATGGGGGCCGCATACAAAATAGTATCGTCATTAGCGAGACAGAAGCGAAACCAAACAGGGTGATCATAGTCACCCAAACCATACTCGCTAGGAACCAGTTTCTCGTAGTATTCAGTAATGAGTACAGCCTTGTCATCATCCGATTTGTTGTAAAACCGATCCAGTTCCTCCTCCCTGTCCATGTTGCCGAATGCATTCTTGGATGTGGGGAACTCCATTGTGCACGGCGAGACAAGCTCAAGGTAGGTCTTCGCGCTGGAGAGCATGTCCGTGGTTTTACCATAAGTTATTTTATCCACGTTCCAGAACTTGTCGTTCATTCGGATGTCACCGTAGCGCATCACCCTCCAGTACCCAGCGAACGAGCAACCGCTGTCCGTGTTAAACGTGGTTGTCCTGTGCGCTTGGTCAAAGAAAACGCGAGAAGGATGAGGCAAGTGGTATCTCAGGCCCTCGCGCACATACTTCTCCTCCTCAGCCCCCGCCTTATTTCTTAAAATCTGCTTCTCGGAGTGCCACTCTTCCTGCGGGAACTGGAAGCACGAGCCATAGTGTAGCATCTGAAATATGCCCTGCTTCAGCGTTTCGGAATACCCGTAGCTATTGGACATCGTCTGAACCCTGTCAGTTATAATATCCGAACGCAGCTTGTTCGTGGTAGTATTCTGCGCCATCTCATATTTAAACAAGGGGTACTGCCTTCTGTCGTTGTAAATTCTGGCCCAGCGTATTGTCACATAGGCGCGAACAATGGGCACAAACACGTTGAAAAATATTGGCAGATTAAGGTTCTTCCGAGTTCCTTTGCTGTCACCAACATCGTCAAGCATCCCCGTAAGCCCCCAGTCCTTGGCAGCATTCTTCACCGTCTGCTCATCCAAATCGTTATTCACAAGGGAATAAGCCAACGTCGCGCTCACCTGCCTAAATGGGGTTTCCCATGCCAGATCGAGAGCGTGGTAAACCTTGTGGTTTTTGATGCACCACTGGAGCCCGTCAGCAATCCTGTCCCTTATCCTGAAAAGGAGAGGCTTGGCCTTGTCCGGGATGGACACGTCATCACCATCGAACACGGACTTGAGTTTATCTGTGTCAACGCCTCGGCTGCTTAAAACGTTCAGGTCTATCATATAATGACTGGGCTGTTATTGATCATGCGATCCTTGGCATATTTTAACATAACCTCCCTTATCTTGCCCCTTGGCATACGCCTCCAAATCTTAACATAAACGTTCAAGTCCTTGTTTTCCAATATGTCCTCATGGTACAGGACACTCCTGAAATTCTCACCCCTCCGGGGACGGAGCCTGTTGAACTTCAATGTGACATCGACAGTCCCGTCTGAGTTGTAACTAACAACAGGTTTTCTTTTGGCCATCCTACATCACTGCCTTGACGGCTGCTGGAGCAACTGGGGCTGCTGCAACTGGAGCAACTGGGGCTGCCCCGGGTAGCTCTGGCGGTTGAACTGGCTCCTCCTCCTCCTCTTCGAGATACTTCTCAACTGATTCAGGGATAACCGTGCCCAAGAGTTCGGCAGTCTTTTCCGAAACAGCAATGTCCATTGTAATTGTGTGGGTTTCACCCGGCTCACACCCGGCAAGGGCTTCAGCAAGGACTGGATCAGCTAGGTCTATTCGTATTTCATTTGCCATATATGCCTCCAATCGGTTAGGTTAACACGTATATGCCGCTTGATGCTAGTGGGGCTTGGTATCCGTCAATCAGCCCGAAACAACTGGAAATATTCAACTGCACCAAAAGATACCTGCTCGTCTCAGGGCCACGCTATTCCAGCAAGACCATCGGGGTGCTCCACCGACTTGTTCGGCACTGCTGGGAAACCAAAGGCGGCAGGGTTGGAGTCTTCTGCAAAACCATCCGAAACGCCAAATCTGGAGTGTGGTCTGATCTCACCGACCTCATCATCCCAGAGTGGGAAGACAACTTGGACGGGTTTGAGGTGACCGTGAAGCCCAAGGTGGACGGGGTTACAAAGATGAACTTTATGAAGATCGCCAACATGCACGGCGGTGAGACAGAGATACAGCTTCACTCATTGGACGTGGATCACGACATTGAAGAGAAGATCAAGGGGACTCGATTCAGTATGATCTTCTTCTCCGAGTTGTCGAACTTCAAGGACTCCTGTGTTTTCTCGATCAGCAAGGGGCAGCTTCGCCTGCCGGGGCTGGACTACCACAGGCATCAGTGGATTGGTGACACCAATCCAGCCGAGGAGGGAACAACAAGCTGGATTTACAAACTGTGGTATCAAGAGCCGTTCAAGGAGGATCATCCTGACCCTGAATACGCCGAGCAGTTCCAGATAATCGAGGCCATGATCCACGATAATCCATACCTGTCGGAACACGACAGGAAGGACTTGATCGCCACATTTCGGCCCGACCCGGAGCTTTACGATAGATACGTACTGGGCAAGTGGACAGCCAGTAGCACGGACTCTCATTTCGGGAAAGTCTTCAAACCTGCAATCCATGTCGTTGGCGACATAGATTCACCCGTTGAAGACGAGTGGGAAGTGATCCTGCCATCAGGCAATTGCACTGAATTGATAGGCGGGTGGGACTTGGGAGACAGGAACCATTCCTTCCACATCATGGAGAAAGTCCAAACCTTGAACGGAGCCCGCTGGGCCGTACTCGATGAACTCGTTGTGCTGCATGCTGATGTCTCCTTGGAGGACTTCACAGGGGAGGCACTGGACATGATCGAGAAAATTGAGGCTCACATCGAAAGGCCAATCAGGTGGACACATTGGTCGGACATGTCCGCTATGAATCGCTTCAGGGCCTCCGGGAACACCTACGACCATAGGGTTGTAGCAGCAGCAAGTGGGGGTAAAATCAACATGATAGGAGCCCCCAAGTTCGCGGGCTCGGTTAGGCAGAGGGTGAAACTTATTAAAGACCTGTTAATGCTCAACAGGTTGCACATTAGTGCTCAGTGTTTCCGAACCATTGACATGATGAAATTCCTTAGGAAAGGGAAGAGTGTTGGGCAATATGTCATTAACGATGACAATAAACATAGTTTTGACAGCCTCAGCTACGCGCTGATTGGCGAAATGTCAGCCGACCTAGAGATTTCCAACGATCCGAAAAGCGGAAAAATGCGCTTAACCGCCGTCCCACTTTAATCTTTGGAGTCTTAAACGGACTTCTTCTTGCCACCTTTTTTCTTTTTTACTGGTGCGTATGATTTCACTTTCTTTTTCACTTTCTTTCTAGCTCGTACTCTAGGTCGGCCACTTTTCTTAGTGCTGCCTTTGTCCACACTGGGACTGCTCTTGCTGCGTACGGGAACTGCGGGTGCTTCATTAGCTCCTCCACGTTGTTCAGCTTTGTCGCTGTTGTGCAACCCGGCCCGTTGATACTTATCAACAGCATCATCAATCCTCTCCAGCTTTTCTTCATATCTAACCTGCGCCTTCTTTTCTTTTTGATCATCTGCGAATCTTAAAAAAAGCCGCCCCAACGCTGGGACGGCCTTGAGAATTGCGGCTATCAACCTAAGTATCCCCATACAGGCTACTCCCCTTTAACAGCCACCTCTGTTTTCTTTATTCCGTGCCTTAGAAACAAGGCCAGCAAACTGGTAATAACTACGTTAACCGCAGCCCCCATCTCTAATTCGCCAGTGAAATATCCAGCGACACCAGCGATTGCCCCAGTCAAGGCCGTCCATGTGGTTTTTGAGCGTAACATTACTCTGCCTCCTTTTTGTCAACAGCACCTAGTTTAACCTCAACCTCCGTGCTGCCCTTCCCGGCCTTCAGCGTGAGAGACGGGAACGGGAGACTCACCGCAAAATACGGCACTTTAAACTCCAGCCCATCTGGGCTAACCCCGGCATCAGGGATGACTCCAGCCTTGGCCCCAATGCACAGGCTGGGGATCGGCCACGATATCTTCTGGCCGAACAAGGTGACATTTGGGTCAGGCTTTAGGCTCGCGCCGAATAACCCGTCCGCTCTGGCGTTGGCCACGAAAAGCAGCAACGCCCCTAACAGTATGTATTTTATTTTCATTTAGTTTCTTTGATGAGTTTACGAATGCGGAGAAGGATGTAGGCTAGGGTAGCAACCGATATTGCAATGTGGAGTATTACGTCTATTTGCAGCATCCAGTTCCCTAGCCCAACCCCAGCCGAAGCTAGGACTTTTATATCCTCCATCCAGTTCACCTAGCATCAACCCTCTGCCTCTTCCGATGAGGGCATCTCTATTTCAGGGGCTGGCCCCTCAACTAAACCGAGTTCCGTGGCAACAATCTGCCCCGCTTGACGAACTTGGTCGTGTTCCGCACTCGTCAGGCGAGCCTGAGAGGCGGCGTTCAGCAGAATTTGTACAGCAGTCTGCGTCTGCTCTTTGCTCTGATCAGCCATAAGCGACACGATCTTAGCAGAACGCTTTGGTTTCCGACAACCCCTCCGCTTTCTCCTTTTCGGTTTCTGCCTGTGACGCTTGTTCGCCCTCATACCTATACCACGGCCATAACCGCTCTTTCTTCCTTACATCCTTACACTCCCCATTACAGGAGTCCTCGTAACACAAAGGGTTTTTACAGTGCATTAGAATTTAATGGTCACAATGTCTACCTCAATACCT